TTTTTCCCATGAAAAAGCCGAGTAAAAATACAGCGAACGCTATGATCCACGTGGATTTATCGACGTTCTTGAACAGGTCGACCGATTCTTTCTCCTGTTGAGGGACATACATTTCCGGGTGTGGCGGCGCCTGCATGTAATATTGCTGCTGCGGCTCTTGAACTGAATTTTCGTTTTCTTCCTGATTGTTTAGGGGGTCGATGTCAGGGTTGTACTCGATGGGGTTGCCCATGTCAGATTCCATCATATTACTACTAACACCGCTCTATTTTTTTAAGCTTATTCTGACTCACTCTCATCCTCGTCGTCGACGATGAAATCCTTGAGGTTACCGTTCTCGTCGGCGTCGTCATCATCGTCGTGCTCCCCCTCGTCGTCACTCTCGTCCGAGTAGCATTCGTCTTCGGTGTCTATGTCGGAACCGATATCGGTGTCGTGGTCCTCGCTGCAGTAATCGTCGTCCAGGGCATTCTCTGCTGGAATGAATACGACCGGTTTTTTAACGGCTCGTCCGGATCTTGTCGTCAACGTTGTCATCTATACTGTACACCCCATTATTGTTTAAGTAGATTAACGATGTTAGGGGACAGCTTGTGTGTCCTGGGCTTCGACTTTTTGCACACGGGGCACGCCTGGACGATTTGACCCTTCTTCACCGTGTACGTCATCAGCTTATCGTGCCTCTCCCCGACCGTTTCACAAAACCTCGAGGTCGTCGTCACCGAGAGCGCCCCACCTTTTTGCCGTTTTATGTCCACGACCTTCGTACCCTCGTCCACCTTCATCCATCTGTTCATGAAATGTTCGATCTGGGATTTGACGTTGGGCATCGGTTTATCCATGTACTTCCTGATTTCCTTACATTTGGAAATCTCAGCCTTGTTCGGGTACAGCGCTTTCGCGATATCCTCGGAAAGTTCGTGTCTCCGCCCGACGAAATCTTTACAGAATCCGTCCGCGCGGCCGTCGAGAGTCGGGCACGTGCAGAAACACTTCTGCAGAATGTGTCTACCGCTGACCAAAAACCAGACGTGATTCGAACCGTGTTTCCTCTGAATATTCTCGCACCACTTTGAAGTGCTGGAGAGGAGAAACGTGTCCTTGCTCTTGTACATCTTAGTCAGGAACGCATCTCCCTGACCGGGCATGTTTTTCTGTATGAACGTCTCCAACCGATTCTGCAGGACGCTGTCGTGGATCTCGTCTTTGGTCTGTTCAGTCGAAAACGAACCTTCCTTTCGCTGTTTCGGTTTCGGTAGGGCCTCCGCCGTCACGGGTTTTTCGGTTCTGACCGCCGTGGCTTTGAGGATCGCCGTGTCCGGTTCAGACGGGATCCTCGAGAGTGACGAAAGCGGCCACGTGTACTTGAACAGCGGGAGGTACATACCCTCGACCACCCCTTTCGCGAGTTTGTGCGACCAGGGCATACGAAACCCGCTCCCCTTGGTCCGGCGCGCGGGGTCGCCGTAGACGCTCGAGTCCACGATCGCGTCCCACTCAGTTCCTCGGTCGTAACCGAAGAGATCGGAGATGATGTATTGTCGCAGGTACACCGCGGCGGTCTGTTCGACAACGAAACCCGGCCAATTGAGGTGCACACCCGTCTTGATTTTTTCACCAGCCTTCTTGGGTTGCGCGACGGACACGATACACTCTTTTCCCCCGAACTTTTTCACGCATCTACATATCACGGTGGATATCTGACTGATCTCGTCTATGCCGAGACCGTCGTCGGCTTTGTAATCGAGGTCTACGAAAAAGTTATACGTCGGGGTTTTCTGTTCCACGACGAATACTTTCTCGTCAGCTTGCACAGCCTCGATGTATTTGTCGTAAAATTCGTCCAATCTATCATACGGCACGGACAGGCATCCGCCGTCCAGGAGCACGTGTGATGGGTTGGGGACTTTTCTCAAGAAGCCGTTCTGGGAACACCAACTTTTGAACATACTTACTTTACATACATATTAATCCTCGTCTCTAAACCAGTTCGACGAACATGAGACGTCCTGATAAATCTTCGTTTCGCTCAGTTCCTTCTTAAAGGTGAGGAGTTCGTAAACGGTCATCTTCTCGTTTTCCCTGACCCAATCCTCGATCTCGGAGTCACACAGACCCCGATTCTTCTCGAGGAGTTCAGAGATCTGTCTCATGATGAAAGCTTTCGATTTCATTATTTTATACTGAATGTTTTTCTATCGGAGGTTTGCATGCACCGGTAGAACTCTGGATTTTTTATGACATTATCTATGATTAATTTCCAACGCTTACGCGAATTAAACTCGGGGAGTGTATCGTAACTCATGTAATCGTTCTCGTCGAATGTCTTGCGAATGGGTTGGTTGTGTAGTTTTTTCAGTTGCATCTTGGCCTTCTCCTCGTAGAACCGCTTGACTTGTCCATGCTGCTCCGCCCTGTTGAAATCGACGAAGAACACGAAACAGTTGTACTCTAAGTCCACCGTGGGACTTTCCTTGACTGTAAATTTGAAATCCGTGTACTCACCGTTCTTCAAGTTGAGAACCCCTCGGGTCTCCTCCTCGAGTTCTCGAAGCGCGCACCGGATCGGGTTGGTGATTTCCCTTCGGCGACATCCGCCTGTGACAAAAATCCAATCTTTGAACCGCCAATCGCGCACGGTCAAGAACCGCGGTTGATCGCCGTCGAAACTAACTGGTATCGCGATAGCCTTGTGTTTTTTCATCGCGCATGCGCGTTTCTACAATATGCTGACATTCTTATTCCTCGGATTTTTCTTCCACCTCCTCGGCGACGAGCGCGGGCTCTTCTTTCACACCGCCGCCACCGCTGGACTGGGAAAGATGGCGCGCGACGTGTGCTGAGAAAACCTTGAGTTCGTCGACCTCCTGCTTCGCCTTGTTCAGCTCCCTGAAGAGGAAGACGAGGCCGGCGATGCAGGCGATTGCGGCGATGGTGGTGAGAATTTCACGGTCGATCGGGATCATTTACTGTCCTCACGACGCTTCTTTTTAAGTAACGACACCCATCGAAACGCCGTCGTCTTTCGGGCACTGGTACGGGGTGGTTGCGAATTGCACGGCTTGGTAATGCGTGGCCTGGCACGATTTCTCGGTCGGCGGCGTGGGCTGACCCACGAACTTCTCGATAGTTTGTGACCTGGGATTGTACGTCAATACAAAGACGACTGCTAGTAGGAAGATTGTTTTCCACATACTTACTATTTAGTTAGAATATAAAAGGCCAGCCATGCCGTTTTCAACTCTGAGCACGTTGAAGTTGACGGCGTAGATGTCCTCTTCGAACGTACCGGTGCCGGCACCGGCGTGGCCTGCGGACTGGATCCGAGCCGAGTCGAGTCGGCTGAAATTCAACGAACCGGTCGGTTGGAGCTTCGCGGCGTCGAGGCAGAAAGGCACGAAGAAAAGATTCGTACCCTTGACACTGGAGTTGGACGTGTGGTAGTAGAGGGGCACGGACGTGAAGTTGGGATCGGCGAATTTGTAATCGCCGATATCGGTACCGTTGATCTGGAGCTTGAGCTTGTTCGCCTCGTTGAGGATGGACATGGCTGACCCACTGGCGGCTGCCAGGTACTTGATCGGGTGATTGTAGTTGAGTTCCTGGATCAGGCTCTTGGACGCGATGCTCTTCTGGACCTGGGTGATGAGCATGTTCTGGGACCCGGAGCTGAACGCGGTGCGTTCGTCGGTGTCGAGGTACGCGAAGTTGGCGTAGACGTTCCAGCCCCAGCTGGCGGCGCTGCCACCCCAGGTGATTCGGATTTCGACGTCATGGTACTGGAGGGCCACCAAAGGAAGCGCGCTCTGCCAGTTTTCGCAGAACGAGAACCGAAGCGGGTAGAACTTTTCGTCGGTCGTGCCGCCGTAGAGATCACCGGCCGTGGACTTGGAGAAGTTGGTGGCGGAAAGGGTAGGCGCGATGAGCGTGGAGTACGTAGAGTCCTGGGTGTCAACCACTTGACCGCCGATCAAGAGCTCGACCTTAGAGATTACGGCGGTCCAATCGGCGACGGGTGCCGTGTCGGCGTCGGCGACGACGTAGGGTGCGAAGTACACGTAGTTGAGAAGGTCACCCTTGCGCTCGAAGCGCACAGTGGACATGCCGTTGTTATTGACGTTGCCCTGGATGACCTGACGCTCGCAGGTCTGACTGAAATTTGTGTGACGTTTGTACGTTGAGCGAAAGAACGAAACCTCGGGGGCGCCGACGAGGTGCGCATCCTGAGCGCCTACGGCCACGAGTTGGGCGATTCCGCCGGACATTTTATACTGTATACTGACATAATTTTTAAGCCTGTTCGAGTTGCTCGATTCTTTTCGTGAGACTGAACACCACGTTCTGGAGGAGGGTGACCTGCGACGCGATACCCGCGAGGTGGTCGAGGTCGACGCTCACGGTGGACCCACCGCTCGGGTTGACCGTAGGTTTTTCGGGCCAGACTGGATTCTCCGGGTCTTCGGTGAGCGAAGGGAGGTCGCGGAGCGCCTGGCGGTACCGCGTCCACTCGTCTCTCATCTGATCGGGGATATGGTAATCCGTGGAGAAGATCCAATCCACCTCGGCGAGGCGCCTGTTGCGTTCTTCGCGGAGATCTTTCCACCTTTCAACTTTCATAAGGGCCTCAAACTCCTCCTTCAGGGGTTTGGTGTAGCCTTCGGGGAACACTATGGATTCGTATGTTTCACCACAATTCCATGACGGTAGATCCGTGTCCTTTGCGATTTTAATAACTACTCGGGTTAGAAGTTGATTCATATTAAAAGTGAATACTTTAATTGACGTGGATTGGAGACACTTATATGGCAAAAACCAAATATCCACAAAATCTATTATAAAGCTGGTGCCCCAGATAATACATTGGATTCGACCCGGTGCCGTGAAAGGCAAATGTATCGCCAACTTTTAATTCAACTGAGAGTGACATCTGGTTACCTAAGCCCGAACAAGTACCCTGCCTGGAATGGTGGGAGGCACCATTTATCCTTGCTAGGATTATGGTTGAGTTGCTCTCGTAATTGAACTCCGCCGACCATGACATGTGATATATACCATGTACTGGAGCAGTGAACAGATATGTTGATGTATCGTAACCATTTCCGATATTGTACCAAACACTGTCAGCCGGGAATATACCGCTAGTGGATGAACTTGTACCCCCAGACACGTATGCAGCGAATGCCACTCTGCTTCGTGTATGCAAACTATCACACTTCAACACCCCCCTCACATCCAACTGCGCTTCAGGGACTTTCCCGATCCCGACGGCCGTGTCGCTGATGACCATGGACCGCCCGGTTCGGCCCAATCGGTACAACTTTTGGACCTCCGAGGCTTCGAGGGCGACATTGTAGAGTTTGAAGTTGGAGATTTGTCCGTTCCACCAGTTAGCACTACTGGAGCTATTAAATCTTCCTAGGAAAATATCTTCAGTTGAAGAGGGAAAACTCAAAGTTGAAGAACTACCATTAGTCATTGTCATTTGATTACCATCTATGTAAAATTTAGTATTTGCTGGTAACATATTAGTTCCGTTATACGTGTAAGCTATATGGTGCCATTGATTTTGTTTTATGATGTCTTCCATATTACTCATTGTTAACCAACCACCCTGTGTTCCTAAATACACGGTTCCACCCCCACTATAATAAAACTGAATCTGCATCTCTTGATTTGCAACAGCAGCATTACCCATGTGAAATGCGGTTCGCGAAGTGGTGCTAGTAGATGATACTCCACTCTTTACCCACATAGATACGGAATGAATAAAGTTTCCACTCGTACCCGTAGCAGTTGTTTGGATCCAATCTTCTGTACCAGCCGGACTATCACCTGACCAACCACTAAAGTTAAATGCTTTATCGGCCGACGAATAGTTCATATTCGTTCCATAAAACACCCCATGATTCCCCTGCCCCGAGATATCTGTGGGTGAGGAATTGACGGTGGTATCGAAATCCACCACCAACTTCTCCGGCCTAGGGGTTTCCGTATCCACGTCGTACCGCGAAACGCGGGGTACATCGAGGGACCTTCCTAGAGTCAGCGAACCCTTATCGAGGGTCGTGGGACCGGGGGTGCCGTAAAATCGCAGATAAGATACATTAACTACTTCCTTTGTACCAGAATTATATTGCGGGTGTCCAGAAGCACCTCTATGCCCCATTATATGCGTCACCACGAGACGGTGGTACGTATAATAATAACCATTTGAATTTGTAGACACGCCAGCGATTGATTCAGATTGATATGTGCCGTATCCACCCGCGTCAGTGGTACTCGAAGTATCGTGAGGTGCTATGGCACCGGAACCCGTGTGTTCCCAATCGACGCCATTATTACTTCCCAAAATTATGAATTTACCTATACCACGTGCTTTACCATAATTTGTTCGCGGTGTAGTTGCTATTCTCGTAACATTTATCGCATATGGGCTACGCATTCCGATCCATTCACCAAGAACGGCCGAACCACCTTTAAGTATTGATTGTCGAAGACCCAATCCAGAAGTTACGGCCGGAGCGTACAACGCAACTGCCTGGTATGTTCCTGGTGCACCCCCGACGGTCTCGGAGTCTCCGTGCCAGCCTGAGGCAGCCCTTTCAGTATTTTCAAACATTTTCGTAAAGTCCCATGATGTACTACCTAAATAATTTGTGTCAGATTGACTCGAGTAGAACTCAAATTCACCGTGACCCTCGATGTGTGTATGATAATTTAAAACTGTTATAGCCCTAGGAGGATACTCCTGTTCCACCGTGCTCCCCGGAAACTCAATCTGACCCAAGGTTTTGAAATCCATGAGGACGTTGGACTCCACGACGATTTTCGAGGCTGACGTCAATTCCAGATTGGACGTCGCCTTAAAGGCGGTCGTCGCGTTGGTGAACTGGAGCGTGTTACTGGTGGTGTTTCCCGTGTCGGACACGGATTGAAGACCGTGCGAGGCGGAGACGATGGCTCCGCCGATGGTCATCCCCTGAGCGTGCACCGAACCGTTCCTGACTCGGAGGTTCGCGTCCTCGATGTTCAGGAAGTTGTTCGAACCGTTGACTGACATCTACTATGTGGGGAGGTTTTTTTAAGTGACGGAGTACGGGACTCTGGTTCTTGCAAAGTGGGACTCGGCACTTTGGAGGAAAAGTCAAATGCTTAGGCAGTTGGGATAGTTGGCCAAACGGGATTCGCTGGATCTTCGGTCGCCGTGGGAAGATCCCTTAGGGCTTGGCGGTAATCAAACCAGGTCTGTTGCACCACTAAATTAGAGTGAGGATAATCTAGGGTAGCATACTTATCAGACTGGTCGAGAAGGGTGTTCCGCTTGGTGCGAAGTTCCTTGAGGGGTTGGGCATCTATGAGTTCTTGAAGTTTGGCCTCGAAGGCCTCCTTTGAGGGTTTTTCATAGCCTTCGGTATATTTAAGCTGATCGTATGTAGTCCCAATTCCAACTACATTTTCGGGTATTGGATTAAAAA